AGACCCGCTGTATTCTACGAATTGATCGGAGATATACATGGGCCTGTGGTAGTGGTCACCGTTGAAGGCTACGTTAGGAAGCTCTTGGACTACATACTGTTCACCAGATGCCCATGAGACCTTCTCAGGGGCCTCCTGAGTGGGTATATCCATCACTACTAGGTCAGACACCTTGAGAGGGTATCTTTCGGCATCAGAGAGTCTTGTATCGAGCATAAACTGCAAGGCAAACCCGGAGCGACCGTAGGAAGCTTCCCGTTCTGCTAGGTCATAGTCGTTGAACCTGTCAGGGTCTGTAGATTTCCCCACAAGTTCTGGGTCATTCTCTAGCTCTCGTTTGACTTTAGGCGCCAGTTTGTCACCTAGAGACACCAATTGGTCTTCGTTAGGATACCTAGCTGGCCAGATGCGTACCTTGTAGCCACGATCTGGTAGTTTGTTGTAGAGGCTCTCTTGGTTCTGCGGTGTACCGAGGTAGATGATACGTCCGTTAGGCTTCAAGATAGCGTCAAATTCTTTCACAGCTTCTGAGAGTTTATCTCTCATGCCCTGTGTGGCTGAGTTGTTAGGAACCTCGATGTCATCTGCAATCAATACGTCAGCGCGAGACCCTGCTAGCTGTCCTGTAACACCTACAGATTTCACTGAGGGTGCGTGTGAGGCGTTAGCTGGGCCAACATCGAAGCTGATCTTAGATTGTCTCTGGTCACTGTGGGGGATGAGGTGCTGTAGTATTGGCATCTCGTTAATCAGGCGCAGCGTAAAGGTAGTAAAGTCATCTGCGCGTGTCTTAGAGGCTGATACAACCAAGATGTTTAGCTGTGGGTTCATGTATAGCAGCCATACGACATAGGCTGAAGTAATCCACGATTTCCCTACACCCCGGAAAGCTTCTACGATGATCCGCTTCTCACCATTCTGGATGTGTTTAGCTATGTCGTATTGTACTGGTGTAGGGTCTGGGAGGTTCAGGTGTTGCCAACAGACAAACAAGAACTTGCGGAAGTCGCTTAGAGGGTCTTGATCTGTTGGCACACCGAGTGATGTACGATCTGTGAACATATATTAGTGGCGCATTTCTGATGCGTCTGCATCGTCATCGTTAAAGTTAGGTAGGGTAGCTACAAGGTCACCGAGGGGTGAGTTGTCTGCCGGTATACCTTCGATGTGGTTATCCTTCAGGAACTGACGGGCTACGTTCAGGTCCGATGATTTAGCTTCAGGGTCTTTCACGCGAAGCAGGAGGTTTTCTGCAAGTGTCTTATGCAGAAGCTCCATCATTTCTTTTTCTGTCATTTCGCTGCACCTTTGTATTTCTCAAATGTCCTCATACCGCCGAGGCCTAAAAGACTAAGCACTAGGGTCATGAGTTGTTCCGCCTGTAACTGCGGGAGTTCTGCGGGTAGCTTTAGGTATGCGTTGATTAGACCTGCGAAGGGTAAGACTAAGAACTGATACCCCAAGCCACAAGCAGCGACCCAGCCGATAGCTGGACGCCACCCAGCCACAAACACTGAGCGATGCTTGGCACCTTCAATGTTTGCGACTGCTTGGAGCATGTGAGGTTGTTGCATGAGTGTTGCTAGTTTTAACTTAGCAGCTTCACGCTCTTCATCACTTGTGAATAGTTCGTCTAAACCTTTAGCAAGCCCATCGACAATACCGCCGAGTGGGTTGAGGTTCATGGTGTTTCCTTACATTTGGGATTTTAGGAAAAGTACAAAATAGAAGAAACCAACCAAGCCACTAACGAAAAGTGCTATGGCAACACCTACAGAGATTTTAAACATCATCTCTTCCCGTAGGCGCTGGGCTTCTTTTTCAGCTTCCCTGCGATTTACTCGCGCTTCTTTCTGAAACATTAGCCAGCTATCCCATAGCCCAGCGCGACCTGTGTATATCATGAGTTGCTTTAGTTCAGCTTCAGCTTCCTTAATGGACTCTAAAGCCATGAACTCTTCTAGGTCTGTAGCTTGCTGGGGTCTCAGCGCACCCATAAAACCGTTGCGCTTCTTCTGTACTTTTTTCTGGAGTTTGTCTTTGCTTTCGACAATGACGCCTATCTGTTTCGCACAGTCAGCAATTGACCTGCCGTTTTGTACGAACTTTTTGACTATGCCGAAAGCAGCGTTACACGCAGCTAGTTCAGCAAGCATATTAGTTCCTTAGTCTCGTTGTGCCATCTTCTCGACAGCGCCACGAATATGTTGGATGTTTTCATCGATACGCGCCATGCTGACCGCTTGGCTCTGTACCATGTTCTCGACCTTACTCACACGCTCTGAGAAACCTATTAGCTTCTCAGTATTCTGTTGAATGTCCGCCATCATCATGGAAACTGTCCAGACAATGGCGGCTGCTTGTGTGATTAGGCCGAGAAGAAGAGTTGCGGGTACACTTTTGGATATGTGCCAACCTTCTTCTCTTGTGGGCATCACTCAGGCTTAGTCGGCCATGTGATGTCGGTTGGGAAGCCAGCTTGGTCTGTGATGTCCCGCAGGTCTTGGCGATATGCTGTCTGTGCCGCTGTCATTGTGCGGTCAGAGGTAGCCCACCAGTCTGTTTGTGCTATGAGGCTGTCACGTTTATTACGGATTTGAGCCTCTGTCGCAGGAGGCACATACCTAATTGCATCTAATTCTTCTTGAGTTATCTCAACCACATCTGGCCCGATTTGAATATTAGGCATTATGAAATCCCCCAATGTGTGTATGACCCAGTAGCTGTAAAGTTATTGCCTTGTTGTAAACGAAGAACAACGTGCTGGTTTCTCTGTATAGTGTTCATAGTAAACTGAAAATTAGCCGCATCTTGTTTTGATGAGCTACATAGTACATGCACTACTGTTCTTTTAGAACTGTTATAACCATTGAAAACTGTTACTTCACCATACCAGCCAGAAGAAGCACCACTTTGGCTAGTTGATGGAACATCAAAATTATGACCGCTGGGAACTTCATTATCAATTCCACTAAATCTATTTGTAGCGCCTTGCTGTCCATGAATGGCAATGTAATCGGTTGTTGTAATTGTAGACCCACTGCTATTCGTCATTCTCCACAACATAATATCACCAAAGAAATGTTGTGTTTGCAGACCCTCAAGAACGTAACGATTTATTCTATAATCTTCAATAGGAAGGAGTAAGGTTGCTGCTTGGCTTACAGCAACATCTGAATTTACTAAAGTAGTTTGACCACCAACACCCGCAGCACCCATAGCCGCCACTGTAGTCGCATCAACAGACGCAATATTACTCAGCGCCCTACTGTCATTAATAACGGTCGTGCCGTTTACTTTAATCGCCATCTTCGTGTCCTTTCACTATTAGCGTTATGATTACCAAGGAACCCCAGCGGTAGTCGTTGGGTTCAACTCAGCGTTAATCTTGTCAGCGATTGCTGTCTCAACGTCAGCCTTCACGACAGTGTTCCAGACCCAAGCAAGCACGTTGGCCTGAGTTAAGTCAGCAAATGCAATGAAGTCAGAAGCAGATGCGTCCGGTGTCCATGAGGTTGTCCCGTATGAGGAAGCAGTAGCCTCCCCATCAACACCCTCGCACCGCCAGTGTGCCACTGTAACACCACCGTCTGCTGTGTTGCGCTCAAGTTCTGCGATAGTCCATGTGTATGTGATAGCCATGATTACTCTCCTAGTTTAGCTTTAAGCTCGTCAATCTGAGCCTGTTGTTCCTTCATGGCTTCAATCAAGAGGGCCACCATGTTTCCGTATTTAACTGACTTGATGCCTTGGTCATTTGTGCTGACTACATCCGGCAGTACAGCTTCCACTTCCTGAGCGATTACGCCGACCTCTGAGTTACCATTCTCGATCCAATCGAAGCTGACACCACGAAGGGACTTAACGGCATCCAGAGAGCCTGTGAGCGTCTCTACGTTGGTCTTGAGGGTAGCGTCTGAGGTGGTGTTGAAGTTGGTCGCACTCACAGTACCATTAACTGTAACTTTGTCAGAACCACTAGTAGACCCCACCAGCAAGTTACCGCTGCTGTCGATGCGCATGGCTTCTGAGCCGCCAGTGCCAGTCAGAAACCTATGATACCCCGCATCAAATTCCATATAGGCATTTGCACTTGTGGAGCGATAAGTGTTTTTCAGTCTAAGATAAGTTGCTCCGCTAACTTCGTAAAATAGCTGACCTGTTGCAGCTGAAGATGTTCCGCCAATGTGAACTGTTCCGTCACCACCTGCACCTGCGTCATAAACATGAAGGGTTGTTGATGGCGAACTCGTCCCAATGCCAACATTACCTCCAAAGGGCTGCAAGCTTAAAGGTAAAACACCACCCAGTGTTCTTGTTGCGGCGATACCAATTGCATCATTTGTTGAATTTACATATCCCGTGTAGATACCGTAATCGTTGCCGTGGTCTACAACAAAACTTGCAGAAGCATTTGCAATAAGACCTGCATTGTTTGTTGGAGTTGAGATACTGCCGCCCTTGGACTGTAGCTTAGTTGTGGGCGAAGTCGTCCCAATGCCCAACCGCTCGTCAGCACTCTTCCACACAAGTTTTGGTGTCGTGCCTGTGTCCTCGTAGAAGCTGATGTCGCCGTTGTTGTCGATAGTCATTTGACCACCTGCATCAGACATCGCATTATAATTAAATCTTAACTTATTAGTGTTCGCACCGTTAGTCTGATAAATGTAAAAAGGATTGCTGCTACCTTGAACCTTTACGCCTGCATGAAGATTATTACTTGCATTGTCAGACCTTGCAATCAACAGAGCATCGCCAAACTCCGTAACTGTTGCATGTGCTTCTATAGAAGCCCCTTGACCTGCTACTTCTCCCTCAACTAAAAGCCCATCGCTGGTCAAAGTACCCGTGATGTCCAGATTGCCAGTTATAGTATCGCCAGTATTCAACACATAGTTATCTGGAATAGACTGTAGCGCACTGTCAGCTAAAGCGCCTTGAGCGGCGGTAGCATAGTCTGTGGATGCTGTAGTTGCCGCAGTACCAAGGCCAAGGTTAGTTCTTGAACCAGCAGCGTCAGCAACGTCAGACAGGTTGTTAGCACCAAACATAGCGCCAGATAAAGAAGCATATGCAGCAACCCAAAGGCTACCATCATACACCTTCATAATGTCGTCAGTCGTATTGAAGTACAAAGCGCCTGAAACCAGTGCGTCACCATCGTTGTCTAAAGTTGGGTCAGCAGTTTTCTGACCTAAATAGCGGTCATCAAATGAATCTAATGCAGCAAGCGCAGCATCCTTAGATGCCTGAGCAGATGATGCAGATGATGCAGCGTTGCTTGCAGATGTAGCCGCCTCGCCAGCTTTAGTTGTCGAAATACCAGCCTGTGTTGTTGCCACACCTTCCGAGGCTGCAGCGTTGCTCTCGCTTGTAGCAGCTGCGGTTTCGCTTGCGGATGCAGCGTCCCGTGCAGCTTCACTAGCTGTCTGTGCTACTTGCGATGCGTCTTTAGCTACAACAGATGCAGCCCGTGCAGTCTCCGATGCGGAGCTAGCAGACAATGCAGTATCTTTGTAGGACAGCGCATTGCTCTCAGATGTAGAAGCAGCGGCAGCTTTAGTTGTTGCAACTGCAGCTTGAGCCAAAGCTATGCCAGCATCTGTAGAAGCTTCAGAAGCCTTCTGGGTAGCTGTAGCTGCCTGAGAGGAAGCTGTGGTAGCCGATTGAGAAGCTTCAGAAGCCTTAGTCGTTGCTGTGGTAGCCGAAGTTTGTGCTGAGTTCTTGTAGGCTAATGCCAGTGCCTCAGATGCATCTGTGTCTGTACGAGCCTGTTGGGCAGCGTTCTGTGACGCCAAGGCAGCTGCAGCACTTGCTGAACTTTCAGTAGCTTTAGTTGTTGAGATGGTTGCCTGCGCACTCGCAGTGTTTGCTGATACAACAGCCGCTGCAGCTTTAGTAGTTGCTGTTGCAGCGTTAGTATCTGCAAGCAGAACTTCAGCCATGTTATTGGCTACTGAAGTAACGTCAGCACCCCGAGCGGATACGTTAGTTACGTCAGCTGCAATAGATGCGACTGTATTAACGTCAGCAATGTTGTTGTCTATTGTTGTCTTAGCAACATTGGCGATGTCTTTACTTTCTTCAGCAATCAGCCGGTTCTGTTGGTGCGCAAGATCGAGGTCACCCTCAAAGAGCGTAGAGCCATCTGTAAAGTCAACCAAAGCGCCTACTGGTGTAGTACGCTGAATTTGTAGTTTAGACCCAGCTGTTGGTGCTGTGGTCATTTGTAGTGTCGAACTATTCAAAAATGTGAAGGCGCTAGTAGCTGTACCATCGATGGTAACCACAACGTGTGCTTCACTGATATATGTGAACGGAATTTGAAATTCTGTTGTCGATCCGTCTGCGACATAATTTACAATGGATGACATCCATATCTCCTAAAAGAAGTAGACCCCTCCTAAGAGGGGCCTGTTGTGGTTTAATCTAAGGTGAATTCCCGAATAAGGCCTTCGCTCTGACTTCGGTCGCCGCCTCTTTTGAGACTGAAATTAATCTTTTTATTATTAGTTACATCCTGCTCTAGTTTCGGATAAAGCTTATACAATTCTAGTCGTGCCTGTTTTTTGTAACCGTTGATTACTCCATTCAGAAGAATAACCCTCGGGTCATTTGCCGTATCTATTGGATTATCTTCGGCACCTTCGGACGCTTGTTTATACTCCCGAGAACCCATCTTCTTCTCCATAGCATCGAGAAGTGTACCGTACCCTGAAATCTTTATTGTACCCACAAGTTCATTGTACTTCTGGAAGACTTCTGAAGGTAACCCCATGCCTTCTATGGAACGCTGTGGTCCGGTAAATCCGTGACCGATATTACGAAGTTCCTCAAAGACAGCCGCTGCACGATGTTCACCACTATCCATCTTCTTCTGACGGATGAATGACATCATGTATTCTGGAGTGTCCACAGCTTCGCCTGTCAACCAATCGTGTTTTACGGGTGCATCGTTCATGCCAAATATGCGGGACTTAACCTTATCGGTGAATGCCCGGAGGTCACGCATGTGGTCATCGCCAGCCTGATTTAACTGGTAGGATAGTCCTGAATAAGGAATCATAGATGCCGCGCGGTTTTCCGCGAATTGCTGCAGTTCAAATGGTGACGCTGCACCGTTGAATAGGTTCATCGTATCACTAAGGGAACTCAAGTAAGTCTTAGACATTACGTTGTTCGCTACGGACACAGCTAACATTGCGATTAGGTCTGTAACTTCTGGGTCTGGGTCTCCACGACCAAACTCAATCATCTCAACAATGTCACCGGCAATGCCGAAGATCATCCCGTGCGGGTCGAGTTTCTTCAATTCAACCCAATTAGGATTTTCATGAGTACCTGCGTTTACTGAATATGGCATCCAATCTGGGGATGCATTCCACAGTTTAGCTTTGTTTAGGTCTTTATTATAAGAAGGACCGCCGCCAGTAATGCGACCGTCAAAAGCCATTAGCACAGCACCGGCTGTAAAAGTTAACCCGAGAGCTTGCTGACCATACACCATGGCTTTCTCATCTGGTGTACCTTCGCGCAAAATCCTTTTCTGCTGACCAGCATATATCCCTAGTAGGGGAACACGTTCAAAAGATACCCGCAGAATATTTGTAGGTGTCTGAATGAACGGCATTACCTGACGTAGGATAGGGTGCTTGTTGATGCTATCTTGAACAGTCTTACCTAGTGTACCATCTCGAAGGGGCGTAGTGAATGTAGCTTCCCGAGCTTGAACCAAAGCCTCTTGAGCCATCTTGGAACTGTGATTGTATGTTCCGATGTTCTCTTCGATAAACTTAGCTCTTGTCTCAGGGTCGTCAGCTACCTTTCCGTAGGCAACCATTTCGTCCCACTTAGAAGCGAGTGCCTCCTTGTTCATCGTAGCTTTTGTGAGGGTGTCCTCAATATAAGCTTCTCTGCTGGCATAGCCCATTTCACCTAGCTGTTCATCGGTGAGCTTCCTAGAGGTCACCATGACGTTAGCTTTTAGCCGTGAGCGGAAGATCAGTTGTTTAAAGAACTCGTCTTCAGCTTGCAGGGTACGCCCAGCACCTCGTAGGATTTTACCACCCCAGCCACCAATCATCCTGCCATTACCAGATTGATTGAAGTCAAACTTTGAGGCTGTATCTAAGACACCATCTTCACGCCACCATGATCGGAAGGCGTTATGAAGTGCGCTTTCTTTGCCATATTTAGAGGCAGTAGCCAGATATGCGATGCTATCAAATATCTCAGAGCCAAGATAGAAATACTCTCTTGCGCCTTTTTCAACAACCGCCATATCGCGTAGTGCTAAACCACCAACCATACGCTGCGCTGGGCGCAAGCCCATGTTGATTGTGTTAGAGCCAATGTTCATGGCATGAGTGCGAATACCTGAGAGAATGGCGTTCAGCCAAACCTCGTTAACAACACCAATCCATGTGCGCTTATTAGCTTCTCGGATAACTTTGGCAGCTGCTTTCTTATTGCCCTTAGTAGCTCTTAGCTGTGCTGCAAGTTTCTGCACCTTAGCTGATCCACCAAACTGCGCCAGACGATCCAAGGTTGCATCACCAATGGCATCCGCTGTGCGAATACGACCGGCGGCTGTAGCTCTCGCTGCAGCTGTCTGCATGCCCTTAACGCTTAACTGTAGGTCTGCATGGAGGTCCAGCATGTCTACTAGCTGTCTCTCTACTGCTGTATCTGTATTTTTATTAGCGGCCAGTAAATCAAGTTCGTCTAATAGTTGATCGATACGCCGACCTGTAGATTGTAATGCCATCTTACCGGCTACAATCCGTGATGCAGTTTCCTGCCCAGCATCCGCCAGTGCTCGATAGTTTGCTCTAACTGCAAGTGGGTCGTCTACAAGACTTTCCAATTCTTTCTGAGCTAACTGCACAACCTTAGTGTGAGCCTGTTTATTCTGTAAGCCCTTCTTAGCCAGTGCCCCACTACTTAGCAGAGCGTCTTGGATACCATCCATGACCTTAACAGCTTCCAGTGGGCCATCCATGTTGGTGTAGTTAAACAGGCCTACATTGTCGCCCATCTGGTTAAGGTCACCAATTTGTACAATTTGACCTTCGTTCAGCTTTCTTGCAGCTTTAACCGCAGTGCTTAGAGCTTTTACGTTAACTACACTCTTTGGTTTGGTAACAGCCGCAATCTTTGGTGCTTCTGTAACCACACTAGGGGGAGGTAGTGTTCCAGCTTCTGGTTTAGCTGGAGGTGTTTTGTCAATTTTATTTGGGTTTAGCTCATCCGCGTAAAGGCTCACACGTCCTTCGTCAGCCGCAGCTGCGGGAGGTGTGCTAAGTTCAGGTGCTGTTGTCTGAGCTTGCGGCTCAGGTGAGCGTACTGGTGCTACAGCATCATCAACTTCAGGTGTCTCCAGACGCTGGGGTTCTGCTAAGTCTACAGCTTCGTCAGCTACCTTAGATACCTCAAGGTCCAGCATACGTCCGCCGGTCTGTGGGTTAAACACCATACCGTCTGTAGTCTCGAACATACCATCAGGTCTAAAGGCACCTGAAGGTTTGGCCTCTAATTCTGAGAAGTTTTTGATCTGAGTTTCTAACTGCGCGACTTCCTGAAAAGTTTCATCGGAAATCTTGCCGTTATTCTCAAGTTCTATACGGGCTTTCTTTTTAGCCTTCAGCCACTTTAGTGACATAATTGGAAGATCGACTGCTAGGCCGATGGCCCCACCTGTCATGGCGTTCTTTAGTCTGTTTTCCCAGTTTGTATCTTCGTCATTTGCTAAGATGTCGGTGACTAATTCATTACCTATACCAAACTGTTCATCCAGCATCTTGACTAGGTTTGCGTCATCAGGGTCAAACATGACACCATCGACAGCCGCACCAGCTACGAGACCTCCGCGTACAGTTGTGAACGCTTTGAGTTTCGTTAGTTTGCCAACACCAATCATCCCGGCAACAAACTGTGTGATGCCTTGGGTTACGCTACCAAATCCAGTATCGCGCTCTTCGCCAAATATCGTAATATTAGAGATAGCGTCCTGCATTGCCTCGCCACGCGCTGCGATTTTACCATCACGTTCTTCGAGTGCCTGCCGGTTTTCTGGTGTACGGTCTAACCCATAGTGGGCCGGATCGGCGGGGTTTAGATTAGAACCTTGGGCTATCTCCCCAATGAATTGTCCGGTTTCTCGTATAGTACCTAGTATGCCTTCTATAAAGCCTTTGCCGGTGTCAGTTAATGCCCCATCTCTCTCAAGGGGTTCAACGTAGTTAGCGGATGTACCTGCACCGAAGCGAGAGTCAAACTCTTCGTACCGATGTGGGTTTCGCTGTAGCCATTCAATCTGTGCTTGACTAGGCGAATTTGTAGTTTCTTCAGCCATTTAATTCTCCTAGTTTGCCGGTAATGGGTCTTGGGCTTTATCTTCACCACCAAAGTAATTTAGAATCCGTTCTATAATACTTGCACCTGTGTCTTCTGGGGTAATCGGTGGTGTATCTACTGGTGCTGGGTTTCTTTCTTCTCTAATTTCAGCTAACTTTTTCGTAACGTCTTGCTGGACTTTAGGAAGTGTGAATATTTCCAGTGCATCATTAACAATCTTACGAGCCTCTGCCCTACGTTCTGCCCGTGACGGTGGCGCATCTTTAGGGAAGCTATCGAACCACTGCCTGTAATCTTCATAGACCGTTTCTCGGGCTAGGGCGCTAAGTCCTGCGTTCGTAGAATTCCCAAGGCCATCCTTTACATCAACCTGAGCCATGAACCCATCAAATATGATTTTAACACCGTTTGAACTCTGGCTAAAATCATAAGGCACAAGTTTGTTGTTATTATCTGTCCTAGTTTGCAGCCGGTTCATGATAGATTGGCTGGTGTCCCAAGTTATTAATTCATTTTCAAGAGCTTCGTTCACTAATTTTAGAGCTGTGGTAGGGTCTGTCACACCTTCCAAGTCTTCATTTAGCTGTCTCAATGCAACGCCATCATCTTTTCGATCTTCTGCGCCAGCTCTGGTCATCTCGCGCTTAAACTTTATCCAAGTCCTAGCTTTATCTGCCTCACCGGCAGCTTTAAATATCGCAATTGACTCATCTAATTTCTCCAACGCTGCAGTATCTTTCCCATTAAAAGCCAACAGGGATGCGTCCAGTGCGTTTGTTTCAGCCTCAGTGACCGCCGCAGCTGTCTGAGCCTTCCTTTGATCTGCAACTTCTTTCTCATCTGCAGCAATCATAGCTTCGATAGAGTTTGTTGTTGTCAAAACCTTCTGCCGAATTTCGGCTGAGTTACCCATGAAGCCTGTACCAACCTTCAACCTGTCGAATACATCTAGGATTGAGGCGTCTTTATTCTCTAAGGCGGTTATCAGGATGTTATCAGCCATCGTTGAATTGATGCGTGATCGATCCATACCATCTGTCTCAGCTTGAGATATTTTACCTTCTAGCCAGTTGCCAAATGTAAGCTGTTTCAGCTCCCGCTGTTCCGGTGTATCTGTATCGGAGAACAAGGTATTACTAAATTCCCCTACTTCCTCACCAAACTTGATGTAGTTTTGGTCGCGTTGCCATGTAATGTTCTTAGTGCGCCAAGAAGATATAAAAGCAGCGGATGCTTTTTGCTGGTTTGGTAGAAAATATTCAGCCACTTCTTGTGGCGTGAACCCATCAATATTATTTTTTGATGCAAAATCTTCTGCAAACTTTCTAGCGTAAGCTTCAGCCGCTGCAGGGTTACCATTTTTGTATAACTGTTTGGCGTTGAGAGCTACGTCTAGTTCTGTAGCAAATTTGTTGGATAGGATATTTAGGTTAGAAACCCGGTAACCTTTACGAAGGTAAGGGCTAGCCCCTTCTTCTATGATACCATCACGAACAGCATCTCCGATAGACTTTCGGGTTTTCTCATAAAGAGCCTGACCCTCCGCATACTCTCGTTCTGCAGCACGTTGCTCGGCTGCTTTTAAAACTGGGTCTGCTTTAGCCTTAATACTTGTTAGCATATTCGCTAGGCTGTCTAGAGATGACCGCTTGGCTACCCCTCGTTCATATATATCTACAACTTGTGCTGTAGGGCTTACGGTTCCAATTTGATTTTCAAATGGATTACCAATTACTGGTCGTGCCATCAGTTGCCCTCCACATCAGCTAGGCGTGATCTACTATCGAAGTAATCTAATCCAAAGCCAGCGAGTGGCTCGATAATTCCAAAGATTTGCTCCGACATACCGATAGGCTGCATGGAGTTAATTCTGTTGTTAGCTTCTGATTGGAAGCTAAGTTTATTCATTTCGTTCTGTTGAAGAGTATCTTCTAGTTTCTGATCGATCCTAGATGTGAGGATACCTTCTGAACGCTCAAAGTCTTCGATGAGTTGAGCTACGTTGCTACCTTTGACACCGGCACCAGCCGCAGCCACTAGGGCTGTCGATTGTGCTTTAGTAGCCTTGAGGTCAGCATCTTGCTTCTGCATGGACGCTTCTCGCAGCTGTTGTTGTTCGCGGAGGTTTGTCTGTTTTGATTTTAGATAGTAGGCATCAAGTGCCGACTGATTGTTCTGAATTACTGCGGCATTATGCTTGTTGGCTTTATCTTGACTAGCTGCAGCGCCTGCTACGGCTTGAGCTCCACTAATAGCTAGTGAAGCCATCTGAAACGTAGAGGATGCTGCCGCCGCCGATGCCGCTGTTGCCGCTGTAGTTGCCGCCGCTGTGGTTGCCGCGCCTGCGCTTGCAGCCGTGCTACCAACCGCAGCCAATGTTACTGGGTCACACATTTTTATTAATCCTTAAAAATTCATAGAACGGTAGCTTTGCCGCTCCGTATTTTTCGTGCTTGTTGATGAACGTGAAGCCCATCCAATCAAGCCACTTCATGTGGAGTGTGTTTCGGGCATCGACACAGTTAAAGATGACAGCATAGTCACCCGCTAAGTAATCGAGGGCTGCTTTGCTTTTTCTCAGGAAAGCTGTCTGATATTGATAGATGTCATCTGTAGCGCACATCCAGACAATTCCTGCATTTTCTAAGTGAGAGGGTACGACCCCGCAGAGACCCAAGCGGCCTCCATCCGGTGCGCGTAGGGTCAGCGTAGTTCCCCCAAGATCGAGAGCTTTATGCAAGACTATGCGAGGATGCTGGCCTGTAGAGGCTAGGCATTCGTTATAGTCTGCTTTTCTTAATCTTGGGGAAACATAGTCGATATCCTCCACCGTTGTAGGTGTGAGATATTTATCCATTAACTCTTCTTGATCTGAGGTGCATGTTGCCTTCCCATTCTGCCGATAGGAACTGGCAGGGGAGATGGCTGTCACTCTCTATTGTTACTTTGACACGATCAGCTTTAGACATGACAGGGAACTTAAAGTCACCCGATGTCAGTGTTGTCGTACCTAGTAGGTTAGCACCGCCGCCGATAATGCGGCCAGTGAAGTTAAATGTCTGTGTATTGGAACTACCTTGGACCTCAGTCTTAACTTTGAAGTCACCGCTATCTTGATATCGGAGTAGCCAATGTTTGATCTGCAAGCGACCGCCTGCAATCGATACACGACCGCCGGTTGCTGTAGGCTCCTTGAGAGTAGGTTCAGAGAACTCATACGTCATAGTGTATCGTTCACCGATGTAGAATTCTGTAGATGTCTTATCACCGGCAACAACAATCGTACTACCGCTGGTAGATACCTTATCTATAATTGTACCCTGCAGAGAGCCTCTAGTAACCACTACAGGGTCTGTAAGTGGATATGGGGTCACTATGGTAGTCTGATTGTTACCTGCGTTGTATGAGGCTGTAACCTCGGTCTCTGTAAGCCTGAAGTCTAAGCGCGTGACGTAGCTCTGATCTTCATCAAAGCGTCCAGCATCGAAGTGGATTTGAAACAGTACAGTATGACCTGACTTGTTTGCTACAACGTAAAGTGAGCTCTCGATAAACTCAGCACTCAATATCTCACAACCTGTCAGTGTATACTTAAACCAAGCTGATTGTACCTTCTCGCGTCCAGCGAAGTGATACTTGTAGATATATAGGGTACTAGCATCCTGAGTAGTCAGCACAGCTAGGGCGTTCTCGCCGGTACTTGCGGACATCTTGTAGACGCCATCAGGAACATACTTAGCAACGTGTGATGTTACGTCCTGCGCATCTGATCGGTCAGTGTCATCGATAACATAGTATTCGCGTACTGAGGTAAACCCGCCACGTTTTGCAGGGAAATACACAACACTGCCAGCTGATGCAGGCTTGGCTGTGGTACTCGCCTCGTACTCGGTTGTCTGACTGATCGATGTATTCTTAGGCGTGATAAAGTCTGCACCTTTGAGAATGAACTGGGTCTGATCGGAGAATAGCAGAAGCTTACGGTCAAACGGGATAGCATGCTTGAGAGTAGAAACCTTGGTGTGACTAGCAGCCACATCGATTGGCTCACTGTCTAACAGGGTCCGAGCAGTTTGTGCGAAGAAATCAAAGTAATCTGAAGTCCTCGACATAACTACGTTCTCACCGGCTAGTATACCTAATCGGTTCTGGAAGAAGAATACGTCTGCAATCTTCCGATCCACAAAGCTAGGGCTTCTGTTGGATACTTCGTCACCTACAGCCCTATCGCCCCAATCGGCTTCCTCGAATGTGAAGCTACCGTCAGATTGGCGAATTAGGAGGTGAGGCATAGTAGAAGCGTTTAGCTCGTATTTGATATTTGGTTTTACCCATTCGATCCATGTACCATCAGCAACCTCAGTCTGTCCTGCGTTATCGCTTTCAAACTTGACGTAGTAGTCATCGAAGTCGTTAGTCTGGTCACCCTGAACGTGAGCAACATAACCATGTGGTGCCTTAGCAGGTAGCTCATCGAAACGCTGTACGGTTCCTACAGTTGCCGAGAGACCTTCGTCTCCCAAGCTATCATATGTTGCTAGGTCGAACTGGGCGTTACCGTCCTTGTAGATTACTACAGTTGAACCATCAGCTCTGGCATTTAAGCCTGACTGACCATTAACAGCCGCAGCCAACCTACTGGCAATATCATCCGTTCTGGTCTCGATCTGATCGGTTCCTGATGTCGTGATGTTTGCAGCTTCTGCACCATCGATGAAGATAGTGAAACGCTGGTTGTAGTCACCTTGCTTAACAGCAACGAGACCAGTGTATGGATATAAGGGGGTGAGTGCTGGGTCCATCTCCACGGTTTTTGAGGAGTTAACGATGAACGTGTAGTCAGCTACAGTGACCGCACGAAAGTCAGTAGCTGGGGCAGTGCTGTTTAAATATGCAGTGCCATTAGGGTACGTTACAGTCTTTTGGTTTCCCGCAAGATCGTACACCTCAATTGAATTACTTGAGCCTATAAATACAAAGTATCGCTCGTTTACATCCCTATTAATAAGATGTGTGAAAGACCCCGTAGTTTCAGTGTTACTAATGACAGCAACATGTTCTAGCGGTGGTCGCTTTTGAAGTCCCTCAACCAAAGACGGAAAAGCATTCACCTGCAGTTCTGCCTGAGATGACAGACGCAATGCAGGTGATTGCTGTGATACGCCTTGCACAAGGTTAGGGATGGCAGAACTAATCATTCCCATCAGAGTATCCTACGGTTATGTCCACGGTTCATGACACGGGCTACAGAGTAGCTGTCCATCATATTGAAATCTGCGGTATCACCTTCAAATTCCCGTAGATCGATCAGAGCCTTTTGCTCATCCCGCATAACCATCTGGTGGATAGTTTCGGAGTTAATCATACGGTCTGCAAAGATACGGGCAGCGCGGGTTGTGATATATTTCTTGGCTACATCGGGCAGGTCTAGGAAGTCCTGATAGTAAACTACCGTGGCCTCTACGCTACTTTGAAATTCGAAAGTACGATCTGCGAGATTAAACAACTTACCTGAACGGACTACCACATTGTAGTAATCTGTATCGATCCGAGCGGTATCTGCGGGTACTGCTATGTGATTAAAACTGTCTCTGCTAAGTACAACACGATCTTCTGTATTGAAGTGCCAGCCCTGTGATTGTACCTCACGACTAACCTCGTTTAAGACTTGGCTAGCTATGGTAACGTCAGTCACTTGGTTTCCCGTAAGTGTGTTAACGGGACTTTCACCGATAGTTGTTAGCAGGACGTTAACCGCTTCTAACTCGGTCATAGACGTTGGTTTTGTCATGTTGTCCTCATATGAAAAAAATGGGCAGGCCCAATGTTGGACCCGCCCGAAATATTATTAAGCAGTCTTGATTTCTACTGCACACTCAGGACGCAGGACGCCGTGGCCCATTGCGTACTTAGCAGCCATCAATGTACCTTGGTACATGACTTCGAAGTCGCCAGATGTACGCTCTACTGCGAGGTCCATCAATTTGACTGTACCGATAGCAGACTTCTGCATAACCA